TGTTGGTTGCTTTTATCCGTGATCCTTTGTGGTTGGTCACGCCGATGTATTTTGTGTTTATTGTTTGCATTATCTCACTGTTTTTGGTTTCACTTCACTTGGCCGCTGGCTTCGCCGGGCTTCATTCCCGGTTGGGTTGGTTTGGTTTCTCACTGTCCAACCCGGCCAGCGGCTCTACTCTGCCCCCTCGTTTGAAGGGACAGGCCAGAGCCGCCGCACTTTAGTCGATGCGGACGATCATTTCCCCGGTTGGTGTTTCGGGCATATAATCCCGCCGCGCCGCGAACACCGAAACGCCCGCGCTTTGGCATAATTCCACGCGCTCCGAAACGCCCGCGCCCTCCCAATAGTTGGTGGCCTCGTCGAATTCCTTTTCGCTCCAGTGTGACTCGTCAAGCACTGGATAATCCGCCATTTCGCCCGCCATTTCGTCGGCGGCTTTCAGATGCTCCACCGCGTCCCGGTTAATGCCGATCCATTCAACCCAGCCGCAGAGCCAATGCCTTTCGCGGATAACCGTCCAAGGTTGCTCGTCATGCGGCCAGTCTGTCGGCTCTGGAATTTCGCCGAGTCGCGTTTGTGCCACTTCAAAATTTGAGCGTTCAAGGCAACTGGATTCCCTGTTTTGGCCGACGAAAACAAACATTTCCGGCCAGTCCGGCCCCGCGTAGCTATCGGGCCGCGTCCATGCGTCGAGGTTTTTTGGTTTGTAGTTCATTTTATTATTATTTAGTGTAGCTTGAGTAAACCACCACAATGAAAGAATTCCCTTCTTGTTTTGTGTGGAATTCTACTTGGTTGCGTTGCAAACTTGCCACCAAATCTGCAAACGATTCGGCATTTTCAAACTTGAATACATCCCAAGCGTTCATTCAAAAAGCCTCCCCCCGCCGACAGTCGGCGCGTTCAAGTACAGTAAAAACATAAGGCCAATCCCGCCAAAAACGATTGCCGTGGCGAGGGCTTGGCCGATGAATGAAAGGGGCGTTAGGCCAGTCAGGTTGTGGATTAACTTTTTCATTTTTCAATTGCCAAAAGGATTCCGCTTGTGGGGTTGTCGATAGTTATTTCTGACAAAACTTGATTGATTGCCGAAAAAACCCGGTAGTCTTGGCCGTTAATGTGAACCAAGCCGCGCCCGTCCATGTATTCCATGACTTTCGTGTTGCCGTCCATGTAGTAAACTACCGCGATTCCCTCTTGGCCAATTTCCACCGCCAAGCCGTTGTGTTTTGCTTTTTGTATTTTCATCATTCTCACTGATTTATTTCGCCGCGTTTTGCGGCACGGCGTAGAATGTGACAGATAATAACAAAGTGTCGACTATTATTTTTCTCATTATTACACTCAAACCCATTTCACCCCCGGAAACATTGGGTAAAATAGATAAATCTTTTTTTTGCTTTGTACCCGTCGCGCCGCGTATAGTTGGTGCGGTTCGGGTCGGTTTGGGCCGGTTCGGGTCGGTTTTTGAATGGCAGGAAATAAGAACAGCGGCAACCCCGGCCCGCCGAAAAACAAGACTTCGCTTGATACTGAAAGAAAGATTGTGTCAGCGTTGAAACTAGGCAAAGGAATCATGGAAACCGCCGCGCTGACGGATTCGAGCAAAAACGTAGTCCAGCGGATCAGACATGAAAACGCGGATCAGTTGCCGGTTTGGCGGAAAAAGACCGCCGAGAACATGATGCGGGTTCATTCCAAGTTATTGCACACGCTGGAGCAGTCGATAGACAACACCGAACCCGGCGCGAAAACACTTGGCTCGGTTTCCATTTCATTGGGAATTCTTTCTGACAAACTCAAGGACATTCAGCAAACCGGCCCCCAAATAGTCGAACACCGCCACTTGCACGTTAATCATTCCGACGTTAACTCCTTACTTCGTGACAACAAGTCACAAGGTGAAGGGCCAAAACAAAGGGAAACAGAGCAAACCGGGACAGTTCAGGACACTCAAGGCGAGGCGATCGACGTTGACCCGGTGAACGAGAGCGAACCGCCGGGCGAGGACACAAACAGGGGGGGAGGGGGTCGCATGAATTCCGCCGCGTTGGATACATAATGGATTTAGCCGTTACAAAATTTTTTATAAAAAGGGCATGAAGGAGTCTGAATTAGCAGAATATCTTGGAGTTCCACGGACGCAACTCGTCAAGTTTCGCAAGGAGAACCCCGACTACACCTACAAAGTCGGCCCCGCAATATACTGGACTGAAGGCGGCAGCGCGGCTCTCTACATAGAACTCGGCCTCGACCACCCACCTGACTACAAGCCGAAGGAGATTTTCGCCACCACTGGAAGGTGCGCTTTCCCAAACAAAAACTTGGTGGAGGCCAATCTGGACGACGGCAAGCAGATACTTGTGAGAGTGCGGGATTCAGCCATGTTCATACCGAAGATGCGAATACCCATAAAGCCAAACGGGAACGGGTGGGTTGTGGCGCGGCATCCGAAGCGGCGGGGGAGAATGTGATCGCTGAAAGTTACGAACAGGAGCGGGAAGGAATCACGGCGTTGGCGTGTGCCGTGGTGGAGCAAGCCGCGAAGGACTACTGGAAGCTGAAGGATGGGCGGCGCGATGTTGTGATAGTTAGTGGGGCGGCGGTTCCGAGGGAATCTACCATGTTAGAAATTGAAAATTTTTTCTCCAAAGACGGCGGGGCGCAATACTTCTTGGACTTGGCGAATTCAAAAATCTCGCCTTACGCAATTTTAACTTGCCTACAAAGCCAACAAGCCCCCCGGCGAAGGCAACCCGACCGGCGCGGACACGATTGAGAAACTGAAGACGAAAATGAAAACTGACCGAGATAAATTGGCCGCGAACATTGCGGATGGGCTGGAGTTGAAGACCGACATGGGTCGGGAGATTGTGAAGGTCGCACTGGAATGTGTGAAGCTGTTTGACGAGAAGCAGCAAGACTATGGCAGTACAAACATATCGGCCTCTGGAGAGATTGGTGTGGCGGTTCGGATTCAAGACAAGGCCAGTCGAATGCGGCACATATTACTTAAAGGTATGTGTGGCGAAACTGGAGTTAAGAATGAGCCGCTTGCAGACACATATCAAGACGTAGCTAATTACGGCATGATTGGAATGTTGTTGAATCGTAAAGTCTGGAAATAAATGGCATTCACCCCAACACCGCACCCCGTACTCGTAACCCCGTCCAAGGCGAGGATGCAGGAGTTTGCGGATCGAGGGGACGAGGGGTTGGACGAACTAGCCCGCGCACTGGAGCAGCGCGAGCAACTAATCACACTGGAACGGGACGACCCCTACCGCTACGGATTTGAACCCCCCAACTGGAAGGACGCAGACGAACTCTGGAAAGGCTGCGGCGAACTATTGATCCAAGGCGGTAACCGGGCTGGAAAATCAGAATTCGCGGCAAAGCGCATAGTCCAAATAATGACGGCCAAGAAGGGCGCGAAGGTTTGGGTGTTGGGGATGACGGCGCAGAGCAGCATTCGGGATCAGCAACAACTCGTTTACAAATACATCCCGTCCGAGTGGAAGAACATCCGAAAGGGCCGCGTTCAAAATGTGAGCTTCAGCCAGAAAAATGGCTTCACCGAAAACACATTCGTCCTCCCCAATGGGTCGCAGTGTTGGTTCATGAATTATTCGCAGGAGATGCGCGTGATTGAGGGTGGAGAGGTGGACATGATTTGGTGTGATGAGCTTGTGCCGCTGCCGTGGATTGAGACATTGAGGTTTCGGTTGGTGACGAGGGCGGCGAGCCACGATCTATCTGGAAAGCTACTAATCACATTCACCCCCGTGGAAGGCTACACCCCCACGGTGAAGGAATACATATCGGGGTATCGCGTACTGGAGTCGCGGCCAAGTCCACTTTTGGGGGGAGTAGTGAATGTCCCCGGTTGCCCGGCTGGAACCATGCCATACACGGCTCAATGCAGGAGGCCCGCTGCAAGGTTAATGTGGTTCTTCACCGACATGAATCCATACAACCCGTATGAGGAAATGAAGAAAACCCTTAACGGGGAGAACAGCATACAGATTAAGCTACGGGCGTATGGATATGCGGAGAATCTTGCTGGAAGCCAGTTCCCGAAATTCTGCGAGGCCCACACACTGGACGCCAACAAGATTCCAGTGAAAGGCACAAACTACATGGCAGTTGACCCCGCGTGGAATCGAAACTGGTTTGTGCTTTGGTTGCGGGTGGATGATCGAGGCCGCAAATACATTTATAGGGAGTGGCCCAATTTAGACGAATACGGGGAGTGGGCAGTGCCGGGGGACAAGTCAGATGGTTCGCCCGGCCCGGCGCAGAGTGTGGGGGCTGGACGCGGGCTTCCAGAAGTGAAGGAGATAATTAGCGACTTGGAGCAGGGCGAGGAAATGGAGATTAGATACATCGACCCTCGCGCTGGAGCCAGTCAAGCAGCGGGGCGCGAGGGTGGTACAAGCATTATTGATTTATTGGGGGAAGGCGAAGACCCCATGTATTTTGAGCAAGCCGCTGGAATCTCCGTGGCCAACGGCTTAACCGTCGTAAATGATTGGCTAAACTACAACCAGAACAACCCCGTGACGGCGGTTAACGAGCCGAGCCTCTACATAAGTAAAGACTGCGGCAACTTGATTTATAGTTTGCAAGAGTGGACGGGGCGCGACGGGGAGAAGGGCGCGAGTAAGGATTGCATAGACACGCTGCGATATTTGGCCGTGATGGATCCAATTTTCGTGGATGACAAGACCTTCGCTGGATCGCCAGTTGGGACATATTGATGGGAGGCATGGATGAGAGGCGCGGATGAGATTATTTGAGCTACCAGTTTTGGTGAGGCCCGACGAGGCGGCGGCAGTTACCGGGTTGAGTCAGAAACAACTGGCGCAACTTGCAAAGTTAAACGCGCTACGAATTTACAGAACGGTGGGAGATCACCGTCGGTATTACAGAGACGACTTAATTAAACACTTGAAAGGGGAGAAAAAAGATGGAAATAGTTGATAAATTAGCGAAGGCAGTGGACACACCAGATGTGAGGGAATTAGCAGCGGAATATAGCCGCAGCCTACATGATGGCGAGTCACTGGATAAAATATCTGATGTGGACAGCATTAGATTCACACGCTGGACGGGACAAACCACGGACGGGCGCAAGCACAGCGAGAGCTTACCAGAGGGGAAAGAAGCATTCCCTTGGGAGGGCGCGAGCGACACCCGCATACCGTTGGCCGACCAGATCATAAACGACACCGTGGATGTGCTGACCACCTCGTTTGGCCGGGCCACACTGAAGATTGGGGGAACCGAGATTGGTGACTCCGAGGCGGCAGGGGTGGCGAGTAGCATGATGCGGTGGCAGCGCGACACCAAACTCTACCACACACTAAACCGCGAGTCCGAGTTGTTAGCCCAGTACGGACAACAATATGGGTGGAGCGCGTTGTTTGTTGGGTGGGAGCAGAAGAGCGCGGTGAAGGGGCGCAAGATCACAATGGATGACGTTATGGCCTTGGCGCAGCAAGTTGGGGGCGAACTGGAAGCGTTGCCTGATATGATTAACGACCCAGCGTCGGAGGGGCAAGTTGCGGAGATTTTACAAGCGCAATTCCCCAGCCTCGGAAAACGCAAGGCGCGGAAGGCAGTTAAGGAACTGCGCGACACTGGAGAGACGATTCTTCCACAGGCATATTTGGCGGTGAACCAACCGACCATCGTGGCGTTGAAGCCGTGGGAGGAGATTTCGTTCCCGCCTGAAACGGTTGATTTGCAATCGGCGCGAGTGATATTCCGCCGGTTGTTTATGACGGAGGTGGAGTTGCGGGCGAAGGTTGTGGATGAGGGCTGGAGCGAGGATTGGGTTGAGGCCGCAGTTAATACGGCGGGTCGCTCGACGGAGTTCCACGATTTCAGTGTGCAGTTGAGCGACCTGACAGGCAGTCACGTTGACCGGCAGGACAACTTAATCGAAGTGGTGTACGCATACAGCCGCCAACTGGACGACAACAACATACCGGGCATTTATTACACGATATTCAGCCCGATAGCCCAAACAGGAGAGGGCGGCGAAGACATCCACGCGAAGCACGAACTACTCGACTACGTTCATTGCCGCTATCCATTTGTCGAATATCGCCGGGAAAAACTCAAACGCCGCATCACGGAGAGCCGTGGAGTGCCAGAGATTTGCCGGACTTGGCAGGACGAGATCAAGACTCAACGAGATTCGATATACGACTCGACGAGTTTCGAGACGCTCCCGCCCATCATGGTGAACAAGCGGCTTGGGTTGGCGAACAAAGTTGGCCCGGCTGTGCAGTTGCCGGTGATGAAGGCTGGAGACTACGAGTTCATGCGCCCCCCGGCGCGGCAACCCAGCACAGCGTTTAACTTGATTGAAGCCGTGGAGCGACAGGCCGACGCCTACTTTGGCCGCTCCAACGCTGGAGTACCCACGGTGCAGACGCAACTCAAGCAGCAACGACTCGTTAACAACTGGTTAATAGTGTGGACAGAGGCATATCAGCAGATGTTCCAGTTGAGCTTGCAATATCTGGAGCCAGAAGAAATCCAGCGCATCACTGGGACGAATGTTGTTCCAGAGTCAGATATGTACCAGTTTGATTTCGTACTGAAATACGATGTGCGAGAACTGGACACAGAATATGTGGCGAGCAAACTCTCAAACATCGCACAATACGTTGTGCCGCAGGATGTGTCTGGAGTGCTGGATCGCAACAAGTTGATTGGCATGATTACGAGGGCGATCAGCCCCGACATTGCCGAGGAACTCATCATCGACCAAGCCCCGGCTTCGCAGAAGATGTACGAGGACGTTAAGGGCCAGATCGGCCAGATGATGCTGGGCAACGAGGCGAGCTACACGGAGAACGACCCAGCCGCCCAAACCAAGATGCAATACGCGCAGGAGATTGTGGGTCGCAACCCGAAGGCGCAAGAGGCATTGCAGGGCGACGAACTGTTTAGGCAGTTGTTCGAGAACTACACGAAGAATCTGCAAATGTCCTTGATGCAGCAACAAAACGCGCAGATCGGTCGCATAGGAGTGAATCAAGTAACATGATGCAAAATCTGTCAGCGTTCCAGTGGCAGGGGGAGAACCTACTTTGGAACACCCTGCTGGATAATCTGGACGCCGCCATTGATGTGGAGATGGTGACGGCGGTTAGCCCTGACACGGTTGGTGAGGCGAGAATTCACCAAGCGGGCCGGGCTGATGCACTGCTGGATTTCAAAAACCATTTGGTTGAGTTGAGGGAGAGCGCAATCTCGAAGCTCAACTGATATGTCGGTATAGTTGTATAGTCCATGTTAGTAGGGGCCGTCCATCCTGTAGTGGGGTGGGCGGCTTTTTCCTTTCCGGGGGCATTTTCAAAAACACCCCCAAACCCTCCCGAACCCACCCAAACCAACCCTCCACCCCTTCTTCTTTTTGCACACCCACTCTTATAGGCGTTTAAGAGGTGCGGGTTTCTGCAAACCACAAAAATGCTGCCAGCCAAACTTGCGGGCTATAAAGAAGCATGAGCGATAAGGGAATCGAAGCCGTGAGTGACGCGGCACAAACGGAAGTCACAACGAATGTCGGCGAACTTTTGGACGCTGACGGATTAGCGGGCCAACTGGAAATGCTGTTGGAACGCAAACCGGAAGAAGCACCGGCCTCGGAAGAGGAGGAAGCTAAAGGCGAACAGCCTACCGATGAAGGTGAGTCGGGTGACCCACCGGAGGATGAGGCTAAAGCTGAAGAAGACGCTCTTTCACATACTGAAGAAGAAACTGCGGAAGCTGAACCGGCTTTAGATACCGACGAGCAATCGACCGATAAGGAAAAAGCCCACAAGGGGTTATTCAAGAGGATCGACAAGCTCACGGCAAAAAGGCGCGAGGCAGAAGGCAGGGTTGACGGATTGGAAGCCGAGATTCGGACTTTACGCACTGAATTGGACGCCAAGGAGGAACTTCCATCGTTGCCGCCCGTTGATGGGAACCCATATGGCCGTTTGAAATCGACTCAAGAAGTTGATCGAGAAATGGATCAAGCCGAAGAAGTGCTTGAATGGTGTGAGGATAATACGGATGGCGCGGTGGTCAAAAACTCAAAGGGCGACGAAGTCGAATATAGTGCCGAGGAAATTCGGGGAATTAAAAAGAATGCCCGCAAATCCATTAAAAAGCACTTACCGAACCGGCTGGAATACTTGAAGGAAGAGGCTGCGGTAGCGCAGCAAGTAGATCAGGTGTTCCCATACTGGAAGGACAGGAGTTCCGAGGGCTATCAAGAAGCTATGGAAATCCTCCGAAACAGGCCAGACATTCGTAATCACCCAACATGGAAAGCCGACGTTAGCGTGTTTCAGCTAGGGTTACAGGCTTACCGGGAAATGGTGAGCAGCCCTACTCAAAAGGCAGCGGCAAAGAAGGGGATTAAGAAAGCCCCCGAACAGCCCGCCGCCCCGGCTGCGGCCCCAGCCACAACAGGCGCATCTAAAGCCCGTTCAGTTTCCGCTAGAAAAAGCTTCGGTTCCGAGAATTCGGTGGATTCTTTAGCGACAGTATTAGAATCGGACTACATATAGTCCAAATTATTAGGGATAACATTATATTATGGCACTTCTTTTAGAACTAGGATATAACGGCATTCAATCGGGTGGCCGCGAGGATCTGTCTAACCTTATCGCAAATGTCGATGCCCGCTCTACACCTTTTACGTCTATGGCGAAAAAGGGCAAGAAGCCGGGCAACGTATTGATGGGTTGGCAGATGGATAAATACGAAGACCCAGCAGTAACGGGAACCGTGGATGGCACTGACGTAGATATGACTTCTGCGGCTAGTTTCACCAACCCGGCAGTGAACCGTGCTTTGATGCAGAACTACGCGCAGATTTTCCGTCGCGTGTTTCGTGTGTCGAGCTTGGCGAACGAACTCCAAGTAGTTGCTGGCGTTAAGAACGAGCTTGCGAATGGTATTGCCAAGAAATTGGTGGAGATCAAGCGCGACATGGAGATGACGTTCTTGAACGACGCTGACGCGCAGATTGACAATGGAACCAACGCCTATCTTACAAAGTCGATGGGTTCGTTCCTACACGCATCTGGCACTGGCGGCGGCGCATCAGATGTCACCGTTCCGTCGAACTTCCGTTGTACGGCAATCAACACTACTGCTTCCGGTTCATTGACCGAGGCACTTGTGCAAACGTTGTTGTCCACGTTGTTCACCAACACTGGAGTCATTCGTGATTATGATTTGCTTCTTGGAACTTCCTTGAAGCGGGCATTCACGAACTTCACCCAGAGTGTTACCGCCGGTACTGCCGGTGATAGTGCGAGTCCAATCAAGACGTTCAGCCAAGAGGCATCCTCTAGATCGTTCATCAATGCGATTGACGTTTTCGAGGGCGACTTCGGACGGTTGCGCTTGCATCCCTCCACATTCATTGCGGAGAGCGGCAGCGCAGTTGCGTTCAAGGGATATGCGATTCCGTTTGACCAAGTGGAAATCCGCTATGGCAAACTGCCGCAGATCAAGGAATTGAACGACAACGGTGGTGGCCCAGCGAGGCTCATCGAAGCCGTTGCCGCGTTGATTGTCGATAACCCGAAGGGTGTTGGCTACTTCAACGGCGCATCTTAATTAGTATGATTGGAGTCGAAGGTTTAAGTGACGAATTGGCTTCAAGCGTAGCCGGTGTGTTGCGTGGGCAGATGCAGCGCGAGCATGAAAGTGCTTATGCTGAACAAGCCCGCGCCGCACACGCGGCCAAGCGCGAAACTCGATCAGTGGAGGGGGTGGGGGAACTCAAAGCGAGGATCAACCCCACCTCCTACCACTATTGGGGAAAGCGACTCGGTTACAAGTGCTGGGGGGATCGCAAGTTTATGAAAGAATACTTGCGGGACAATCCAGAGAGCCGAGTGAAAGGGGTGAGTGGCAAGGTTCAAGTGGGGTATGGGAATGATAGGCCGATTGGCTATTACGATACTCCAGTTGGGCGCGTCACATACCGCAAGGTGTATGGGCCGAACGAGCGCGTCGAGGTAGATGCAAACGCTTAAATTTAGCACTGTCCTGTATGGCACGGCGCAACTCGCTGGGCTGGATAGGGACAATTTACCAACGCACTTCTTTAAGCAGGTTCGCGATTTGGCGAGCCAGAGGTTGTCGGTGGCGTGGGACACGGAACGGTGGCCCGACTTGGTGCGCGTGGAGAGCGCAGTAGTCACGACAACGAGCGACATTAGCACGGCCCCATATCCGACAACGGCGGGGATGATATTACAGGTTTACCAGAAAGACCCCCGTGCAACGACAAACGCAATTCCAGTTGGATACTCGCTGTACGACACTGGAACGGCACAACAAATAGTTTTATCCGATAACGACACACCCGTTTATGTGGAGTTTGCGATTACGCGGCCTAGTTTTACTGGAGACACATACAGTGCATCCACGGATTACGCAGTGGATGACCAAGTTTATTATTCCACCACGGGGCAATTTTACGACATGACCACCGACGCGGCGGCTGGAACAGTTCCAACCGACACAACCAAGTGGACAGTAGTCAGCACACCAAAGATTTTCGAGAACTACCTCATACGAGGAATTTATGCGGATTATTTAAGAGCAAACGGCCAGCCCGAAGTTGCGGCCTTGGAAGACCGCACCGCCGAAGCCTTCATCACCGTGGAAGCGGACAAGGTGTACAGGCAGCAAGGCCAAGTTAAGAAACTAAATTTTGTAGGATACTAGAATTAAATTATGAAAGTAAGAGCAGTAACAGGCGGACGCACAATCACCTCCCCGGCGAACGGTGGCGTGACGGTTTTATCATCAACAGAGATTACCGTGATGGCGGCTTCGGATTACCGTAAATCGTTCTTGGTGGCGAACCAAGGCACATCGAAGCTGTATGTAAAGCTGGGGGCTACCGCCACCTCGACCTCGTGGCATTTTGTATTGCCGCCATGTGGATCGAATGATGACGGCACAGGAGGCACGGTTAGTGTGGACGGGTATGTGGGGGTTGTTTCGGTCATATCCTCGACCAGCACAGGGCGGGTTTCGCACGTCGAGTTCGGTTAAACTAAAATATCATGGGAGCAAAATTTAATGGCGGTGGAGCCACCGTGTTTTACGATAACGGGGTTCAAGCCGCAGCCAGCGGCACAACTGGAACACAGCGCAACGAGTTTACCGCTGCCATTAAGTCGGTCACCAGCAGCGTCACCGTTGGTGCTGTTTTTATCTATGATACGTCTGCCGATTCAGACGGTGGCGCGTGGAGGAAGAAAACGAGTCACACAAGTTGGGCGCGGGAGGCGAGCAGCGCAACAAGATCGGCGCGGTCGGAGTTTCCCGCGATGTGTTTAATTGTTGCGGATAATGTTGGCAGCAATACCGGCACAGTCTCGCTCTATGATTTAGACGACCCAGCGATGCCGCTGTGGATGGTTTTCAATGCAAACTCACAGTCGTGGAGTACGGATGCCACATTTGTTTCATTGACAACAATGTCCAGTGTGTTTGCGTTAAACGGCAAAATGTTCGTTGGGGGAGATTTAGGGTTAGCCGAAATTGATTTCACAACCGAGCAGCAAACAAACCACCGTAGTATCGGCAGCGGTATAGCTCGCCACAAAAAGTCCGGCCAAATTGCAGACCGAAACGATACATCTGGACAGTTTGAAGCGACGGGAACTCCCATCGTAAACTATGATGTCAACGATGTTTCCGCTACAATTTTAGAGGGCGCGGAGATTGGCGAACTTGGGTTGCCGATACCGACCGTGGCGGTTGCTACGGCGGGGGGTTTGTCGGTACTCCACGGAGGTTCTGGTGCGGTTTACGACCTAAAAGATTCGAGCGGCACACGCGCATTTGCGGAAGTTGCGTTCCGCGACAACGGCGACATTTTCGCTTGGTCAACCACTAACGGCACGGCTCAAAGCTGGAGATTTTCAAGCACGTTCGCAGATGTCACAGCGGTCGATTGGAAATATGAAGCGGGCGCTTCATACGTTGGCCCGCAGCTTTTAGCTGATACAAGCCAAGTCATTGGAGTTGGCGGCGATTCAGTTTTTACGGGTGGCGACAGCGGTCTCACAATCATCAAAGAGAACACCGGCAACCCAGCCGAGGGCAGGGTGTCCCACCACACAGCGGCTTACGCGACCGGCTACATGGTTGGTGACATTCGCGGGGCTTGGTTGGCGAACAACAAGACAGACGATAAATCGGTAAAAGGAAACACGCTCACCCAAGTCGGAACGATTGGCAATTCTAACAAGGTGGCAACTGGTGCTGAACTTATTGCATACGATTCTTTTAGTGCCAGCAACCATTTGACCCGCGCATACGATGCTGACTTTGACTTTGGCACGGGCGATTTTAGTGTGATGGTTTGGGCGAAGCTTGGGACGAGTGGAGTCGGCGAAGCAATGGTCTC